CGTTACAACACTGCTAAATGTTATAACCTGTATCTCATCAACAGCAGTGGGGCTAGATGCGTCATTGAAATCATACAAAGGCTTCTGTACAAAAGCTAGATCATTAAACAGCCATGACGTATCACTGCCGTCTCTTTGGAAAAGCTTGGGCGCGTAATTTTCATTAACCAATATCATTGTGTCGGCAGATTGTGCAAACCTAATGTTAGGTATATCCGCTGCTGCGTATGTTGTTGTTACAGTAGCCTTGAATACATCATCCCTGTAAACATCAATAGCGTTTTCTCTGAACACTAATAAGTAAGTTTGATCTACATTAAAAACAAAAGGAATTACCCTAGCCTCTGAGCTAACTCCATCAGCAACATATTTTAGGCCGGGTCTACGTTTCACGCCGCCCTGCGGCAAACAGACAACGTTGTTGCCAGTTATCATGCCGTTATAGTATTGGCTTACATCAACTCGGCCCAGTATCCTAGTGTCTAATACCCCTGAGTTAAATGCAGACTGATACTGGTAATACTTCATGAACGAACATCCCTGTAAGGATTAGACTCTATTGCGTCATTTGGAGCTTGCTGAGCATCTAGGTATTTTGCTTTTTTAATATATCTTTCGTACTTGGTATCGTAAATCATGTTCTGCTCTTCATTGTTTGTAACAATAAGCGCGAACTCGCTTGCCAACTTATATTCCATAAGTATCTGCAAGTAGGCAGGCCAAGTTTCTTCTCCTGCTCTGAATTGATAATCAACATACATCTCGCTTGTGTCGGCGTAAATTGCATCTTGAAATATCTTATAATTACTCGTGCCATATACCCTATTGATCTTCAATGTGCCAGAAGGTATTTGGAACGCGTATTGGTAATCGTTTAATGGAACTGCTGTTAATCTAGCCAGTTGCCTTTTTGCTTTACTGCAAGACCAAGGATACTCGCTGAGTACAGCCTTTACAGTTATCTCGTATAGATTTGAAGCTGCAATGCCTGATGCTCCACCTTCAGAAAAGGATGATATTGGACTAGCACCTATCCTTACTAAAGCATTACTAGCGACCTGAACATCTGTTGACATTGAAATCTCCTAAATAAAGTCGGGGCAGGGCCGAAACCCCACCCCTATAACAGCGGGGAACTGTTAATTAGTCACCATCTGTTTCGGCGATAACAGTACCGTCAGAAACATCAACAACACCTGAAGCGTTACTAAGAACGTTTACAAGGTTAGTTGTAGGTGTCGCAGTGTCAATAGCAACGATTACGTCACGAACACCAAGCTCACTTGATGCGCCGTTAAAGTAACCAGAAGTATTAACGTCAGCGATTGGATCTTCGCTTGAGTAAACCCATAAGCGAGGACTTCCACCGCCCGGACCTACTTGGTATAAACCATCTCGACTAAATGCCATGATTATTCTCCTTATGCAGTTTCGTCAGTGTGAATTTCAACAACGCCACGAGCGTCACGAACTACAGCACCAGCTTTTAGAATACCGTTGGCCAACCAAGATGTTTTCTCAGCGATCCAGTCAACAGTTGTTTTCTGGTCAATACCGATAGCCATACCTAACGCATCACGATGGAAAGCGTAAGCAGTAGCATCAGAAGAACCAGCACCCGGCAAACCACCCTCATCACGAGTTTCAATTAACTTGAATCTGAAACCGTAGAAAGTGTCAATGTCGCCGTTTACTAAAGCTTTGACGTTCATGTAGTCAGAGCTTGTAGCTTCAGTTGAACCTAGAAGTTGTTGCTTCTGTGTTGCAGTGAAAGCGATGTAACGACCGTCCATGCCCATACCTTCAGCATCAAAAGCAGCACCAGCTTCGCGTACTTTATCAACAGTAAAGCCAGCACCACCAACAGCAATGTTGCTTAATGCTGTACCAGCGGCAGCAGGAATACTACCTAAAGCGTCAATAGCTAACTGGTCTTCACGACGGCCCATTGCCATAGCGATTACCATTGCAAGCTCTTGTTGCTCGTCAAAGTTTACTTCAGCAGCGTCAAAAATATCAGTGTACTCTGGAGCTAACCAGTTTTCCAAAGTAGCTGGAATTAACGCGTGTGAAATGTCCATAGGTGTAACATCAGCTTGGCTTGCTTTTTGGTTAGCAAGGCCTTTGCCCATGCGACGGAATTTGTAAATGTCGCCAACAACATCAGTTCGTAACGTTAGGCAATCACGCAATTTACCACCAGATTGGTATGCGTGTTTAACTAAAGAATCGAACTCTTGTTGAGCAACAGAAGATAGAGTTTTACTCATGATCTTTGTCTCCAAGTAATTAAAAAAAATCAAAAACGTTTTGCTCGTCTCTGACCTAGTGACCGTTTACGGGTAGACCAGCACTCGCTAATCCCTTCGTATCACGGCCTACTTGAAGCAGGGTATCGTTAGATGGGGCGCCAATACATTATTTCATGGCGTGAAATTATTATAAGCTAAATTTTAGTTAAAAAAAAGCCCTAACACGTGAGGCAGATACGCGAAAGGGCATGAAGGTTAAATAATAACTCTAACCTAGTTGTGATGCAAGCCTTTTGTGTCTTTCTCTGAACACTTTATCTGTTTTATATTTTGGATCTCCTACAGCTTTATGATAGTCATCCCAAGTATAGCTCTCTTGCAGTGTAGGGGCTTGCTGACTTCCCGGCAACTTACTGTTTCTTGTTTTAGAAATCATAGCCTCTAAAACTTCAACTTGATCAGCCGTCATTGTCATTGTGTGCATGACTTCAACTTGCTCTTCACTAAGGTTGTTGCCTGCCCACGAAACCAATCCTCTTATGCGATCATCAGCATTTTCACCAAGCAGTTTTCTTTGCTCGGTATAATCAGTCTCTAATTGCCCCACCATGCTTTGCTGATAACCAACAAAGATTTCAAACAACCTTTGAGCGGTATCGTTGTTCATGTTACTTTCTTTGGCCACTTCCATGAACTCTTGGTATGCAACCAACTCAGTATCAACCTCGCCTTCAATACCCTCTGGCAACGCTAAGTCGTATTCATCAGGCGCGCCTACAAAAGCACCTAATCTTTTCTCGGCTTCTTTATATGCCTTGGCCTGCTCTATGATTGCCTCATCCTGTGACCTTTCGCCTGTTGCATACTTGTCTAAAAGCCACTCAGGCCGCTCAATAGCTGGACCATTGTTATCATCGCTTACTGCCTCAGTAGTAGATTGATCTACACCTTGCAAGTCTTCGTTACTTTCCGTTGCTTCTGCCGTTAAACTTTCACTCATAATTTTTCCCCGATTTGGATTTGAATTAAAATTTCACTTACAAGCTCTCGCTTGCCGTCATTCATATGAACTTCTCTTTCTGTTGCATTGTAGCCTGCTGGTTTGCTGGTACAAAAAGATTGCACCCATTCCGTAAGAATGTTTCTGCCAGCTTCAGTTTTAGAAAAAACATCATGATAAGCAGCAGCCCTACGCCTTTTTGCCGCTACTACCTTATCCTGTTCTTTCTGGATATTTTCATCCTGACTTTCCCAATTAAGGTATTCAGGACTATCAAAGTCTAAATCTTCACTCATACTGCTTCCCCGTATTGTCTTAGCTTATTCGCCTAGCCCGCACCTTGACCGCCTTGCTCTTCTTGCTGCATCATAGCTAGCTCAGCTTGAGCCTGTGCCGCTTGTTGCTTTTGCTGCTGCATAGCCTCAATTTCTTCCGGCGTTCTCTTAAGCTCAGCAGGACCAGACATCTTATCCATTAAGAACGTAGGTATAGCTTCTACCCGTATAGTCTCGTTTAGCATTTCTAACGGAGCACCCATACCTACAGCAGTTTGCAAGATATTCATAAGGTTTGCCGCCTCATCTTTATCATGTTGCTGTGATACTGGTGAAGTAAATTTTAACTTAATGTTTTCGCCGTCAATTTTTAGCGGAGGAATTATGCCTTCCCTACTTAATAAGTACATAACCCTTTCAATAACGCCACCAGCTAGCTCATTAACTAGACGGCTAAAGTCTGCACCAGCGTCTTGTAGGTCCAACTGCATCCTAGCCTGTATCTCTGTCGCTGACTTAGTTGCGTCATCAATGTCACCAATAGGTTTAGCAAATAAGGCCCTGTTGACGTTATCAACTCTGCGATTGTATTCCATCTCATGAAAGTCTAATCTACCACCAACATCTAATGGTCTTAATGTAGGATTCTCGTCACTGTTGGAGCCTACAGGAATAACCACTCCCGGAGCTAAGGTGATCGAGTAAGGATTGATTACACCATCATCTGTAGCTGTCCATACACCAGCAACAGCCAAAGCTGCGGATTTTAGGCTGTTTTCTGCCATTTTGTTGAGCGTCTTAATATCTGGTAAGACTCGCATAAGCGGACCCCTGCCATATACCTCACCCGGAATAACAGTTGTTCTGCCTACTATAAATGGAGTTGACTCACCAAAACCTTCTTCATAAATAACGTCGTCGCCAATCATGACATTTAAGGCATACTCGCCATCTTTATCTGGCAGCATAGCCTCAACAATATCTAGTTCTGTTTCAGGTTTTGTTTTTTCTATGTCTTTAAGTTTTTCGGGCAAGACTGCATCAGGGTACTGTGCAAGAATGTTTCTTATGTTGTCTTTTCTTTCCCAGAATACGCCTGTTACTTTTCCTTTAGGCCCAGACTCAAGATATACATTGCTAAGCGGGATAGCATCAAACACTATTTCGCCTTGATCTTCATCATACTCACATATCATTACCGCTGTTGATACGGCTAAGTCAATAAGTGACTCATGACATCTGGCGTTAAAGTTAGACCTGTTTATATATTCAAAAACAATATCGGTGATTTTTTCCAATGCGTTTTGCATCGTGACTCTTTCACCTGCATAGTCAATCATCTCTTGACCATTGACACGTCTTCCGGGCGTTAGCTTGGCCCACTGACTGCCAGCAGGCATGATAGATTGCTGTATTCGGTTGGCATATATAGGCGTAGCTATAATTGCAGTAGAGTCATAAATATGAGTATTCTTTTTTTGTCCGGGACTATGCTTTGTAAAAGTCTCTCTCTGCGGAACAGCATACTCATAGCACTCACGCATGTGCGAGTACCAAGACGACATCTTGCGCTTCTTGGCCTTATCAAACCTTTTTAACACAGCCTTAGCACTCATCCTAGAGTTTCCTTGCTACCCTTACTTTCGTCATCCATAACACCAAGAGCAGATCCTCTTAATAAAGATGAACGCGAACCAGACATTCTTCTTTTAGATCTTGCTTCTCTTTCAGCTATCTCTGACTTCTGTTGATAGCCTCGCTCCAATGTCTGTTTCTCCGCTTCAAGCTGCTCTTGAGTTGGCTTGAAAGGCTCAGGCGACTTAGGGCCACCACCAAATAATCCACCCATTTTATATCCCTCTATATCTAGTTGATTTGCCTTCTAATGCGGCCATCAGTGATGCTGACCTGCCAGTACCTATTTTTCGCCCAGCCCTGACTTTTTGCGATGTTACACCTGCAATGTTTTTCTCACTTTCTTTCCTTAGGTCAATTTCCTTTGACTGCTTTCGCATCTCTACATTACGCATCAGTGACTCTCTTACGTCACCATAGTACTTAACAGGGTTTCCGCCCAGTTGAACGCTATTCCTACGCTTGAGCGTGTATTCTTCTTTACTTATGCCGTAAACTTTGTCTTGTTTTTGTATCTGCGCGCCGGTTTGTTTAGTGTTCCCTGCTTGATTAGCTATCTGTTGATAGTCCTCACGGTCTAATTCTGCGCGCCTTTCTTTTTTTGATTTCGTTCTCATCCCGAGCATACCCATGACTATTTCTCCAATTTTTTATATAACTGGTAAGGCGTTAAACACCAAAAAGACCTATCCCCGATAAATGCTTTCGCTGTCTCAACACAATTAAGCAGGCCTATATATCTACGGATTTTATACACGTCAACCATAGCCTTGCCTTTAATGATGGTTTCCCCTTCTAACGGTTGATAGTTCATTTTGTCAGAGAAACAAGTAACTTCATTATATGACATTCTTGGATCAATTAAAACAATATAGCCTTTTTTATGGATAAGTATCTTGACATGGGCAAAATCTTTCTTTAGGAATTTGTTTAACCAGACAAGCCTGTTAGCCTTGCTAAATATAAGCGTGTAGGTTACTTCTTCCTTGCCTATGTTTTCTGCTTTAATCAGACTCTTTTGACTTTTTCGATACAACAAGTTTGCCTTCCTTTATCTCGCCAATATAACCGGGTATAGCTTTTTGTACTTTGTCTGCCAATAACCTTTTTGCAACCATCTCTGGCATATTATTTTTTAGCTCAAAAGTCATTGGCTCTAGCCAAGTTATAACGCAATCCATAGACTGCTTTGCAAACAGTGAATTTACTACGCTGGCCAAAGCTAATTGCTGCACTCCTAGCTTACCGATATTACATTTGAATTGCATATTTTTCCCCTTAGAAAACAGACCAATCTGATATTTTGATTGGTTTTGAAAAGTTATTGTTTGTTGTTGTAATGGCTTTTCTTCCTTCCCCGCCAGCCATTAAAGCGTACTCTGCTGCTTCGCAGATGTGTGAGTATTGATTTTTATCTGGCTCATCACTATATCTTGCATCACCTGCCACTTGTATTCTTCTGTAACAGAATCCGCCCATTAAACCTTTGCGCAGGTTTTTGGCTTTAGGTGATATCATAAATGCGGGCTTGCCATCCATACATAATCGCTTCATTGGATCTATAATAGCGGCTCGCCTAACTGCCGGTTTGTTTGTGTTTGTAGGAAATACGCAGTTAATGCCATGCTTGCGCAGGATTGAAAAAGCAACATCGTCTGTGGCTTGCCCTCTGTTCATCCCCGACGGATCCCCACCACCTCTTGCAAACTTGAAGTTGGGGTACTCTCTATCGAGATACCTTTTTAGCTCTGGAGCAAAAGACGTCGCAGACATGTCTTCTGTAACAAACTCGTCTACAGCCACCCATCTACCCATCACGGGAACAAACTGAAATATCGCGCAAGCAGGTGTTCTACCAAAGTCAATGCCAAGTGTTAATGGTAGTGACTGGTCAGGCTCGTAAACATCAGCCAAGCAATGCGTGCTGTCAACATATTCAGGATAAACAGGCTTACCGTCCATGACAAACCCATATTCATTTGCAAGGTTTACCTTGATCCATTCAAAGTCTTTACCTTCCATACCTCTGACATAGTAGCCCTCAGGTAAGTTATGCACGTTTTCTGCGTCAAGGTTTTCCTTAAACTTTTCGCCTTCTCTGATCAAACCGCCGGGTTGATGAAAGAACTCCCATCCTTTGGGCTTTGTTATCTCCGATAGCTTATAAATCCAGTGATCTTCATCTGGCGAGTTATAATCACCAATCATGCCATGCCAAGTGCAATCAATACCACCGGCGGCCTTCGACGGATAACGACCGTGACGTAAATCAGCCATATCTATAATCGACTTTGGAAGCTCTTTGGCCTCGTTTAGCCAGAAGCCTGTGACCTGCGTACCCCTTAATTTCTTGACACTATCTTCCCTGTCTAGTGCTAAAAATATAATTTCAGAGTTTACTATTGTGCCGTCATCTAGCTCGAACTCAAGATTTTGGTGTGGTGGCTCAACACCGCCCTGCGTGTAATGACCTAAGTCTCTATACAGCTCTAGCCAGTCCTTTATCGTTGTATTGGCTAAATCAGGAAATGTATTACGGATAGCAACAAACCTAGATGGCCTTATACCTTCCTCATTGGGCTGCTGGTTACACATAAACGCAAAGATTTTCTGACAAGATTCCATTGTCTTGCCTGACCCTAACGGCCCTCTAATCATTTGTACGCGAGCAGTCGAGTACCTGTAGTTAGATAATACTTTGCCTTGCGGCTTCGTCTGTATCTGTATCGTTGGTTGTTCGCTCATCTGTTATCTCCCCGTTAATAACACTTGCACTAAGCGCAGGCTTGCCACCCAAGTCTATTGTTTTAACTTTAGGCATTGTTGTATGCTTAACTTCCATAGCCTTTAGCTTAGGCTCTGTGTATTGTGCAATTTTTTCCCACGAGTCGATTGCTTGCTTAAGAGCAATAAACAGCGTTTCTACACTTGTATCTTCAGGTAAGTTTTCAAGCAAAGACTGCATCTGATGTGCGTTTTTAGCCATCTGCATTATAGGATGAAATTGCTCTCCATACTCATCTTGCAGTCTAGCTAGTAAAAACTTTTTATTTTTGTTTGGTCTTCCTTGCCTGCTATTAGGCGCTATGTTTGCCATGTTATGCCCCGTAATGATCTTTGTCTAGCAATATAAGTTGACACTCTGTAGAGCAATAAGCGTTTGGATTATCAGCTATTACTGACATTTTTATATCTGCTTTCTCATCTAAGAACATGCCAAATTTTTTATTTTGCATAAATGACTGTTGATATATTTTAGAAGCAGACTCGGCACGGAATACACCACCGTATTCTCTTGCCCTTAGTGTCGCAAGTACCTCTCTGTTTTTCCCTACTGAAACCTCAATAGAAAAAATTAAAGCAACGTATCCCGCTGGAACTGTGTAAGCTGATGATAAGCACGTATTATGGCCATTTTGAATTATAGACTGCAAGTTACTTCCAGCGTAAGCCGTTATATTTCCTTCTGCACCACCATAAGAGCCAGCAGCAGTAACCTCAAACTCGTTTACTCTTAGGTAGCTGTTTTGTGTTGTTACATTGGCAGTGCCCGCCAAATTGATTTCTTCGCTTATCTCAGCATAAGAAGCATCAAGCCCTGTTATCTTTGCAGACGTTGCACCCGATCCTAATACGGCATCGTTTGCAGAAGTTGATGAGATAGTCAATGTGGAAGCTGTATCTAAGAATTGGTATGTACCACCACCGCCCCAGACATCTTCTTGTGCTGTACCTACATCCTCGTTGACACCGAAAACGTCCACCACTTTTGTGTGCTCAGAAAGCCCTGCGGAAACAAAAATGTCAAAGTCACTTGATAGCGTAGCTGGTAATTCAGTAACTACTGCTTTCGCACCCTTAAAAGCAGTAAACACCCATACGTCATGATCTATATCTATCAACTCCAATTTCTCACCGTCAATTACTCGGTGATAGGCCTTGTTGCTTGGTGCTGGCTGATTATGCGTAACAGCTACTCTTATTTCGCCTTCTCTAGCTTCAATTACAAGTCTATTTAAACCTTGATTAACCTTGACGTATTCATTAACTGACAAGGCAATAGTGCTAGTGCTCATGTGTTTGTACCTTTGATAGAATTGGCTTTATTGTAACACCCAAGAGCGAAAAGAACGAGTTGCCAGACATAAGATCCATAATATCTGACTTGGATATTGAATACGGACCCGTACCCGCAGCCTCGTTTATTTCTTCACATAGCGTTCTTATTTCATAAGGATGAGCAACAATAGCTACATCGCCTATCTCTTGCTCAGTCAAAAGCCCTTCCTTTTTAAGCTCATTGACGGTCTGCAATACGCCATCTAAATCTAGCTTTTCAATTTGAATCTCTACGCTCATATTCCACCTCTATAAATTCTTTACGTTTCTTTTCAACCTCAACAAACTTGTAATGCTTATGTGTGTTGAGAAACATTTTCATCTTTAGCTTGTAATCTGTTGTTCGCCAGCCTTTCGCGTCTTCAACAACTTGTTCATTGTTTTTGGTGTAAATAAAGTCAGCAACATAATGAATTGCTCTTATTGACTTCTTCCCAGCCTTAAACTTTTCTTGCAGAGTGAACTTAGGCTGACGGCTTAGCGCAGATATTTCTCCTCTAAATTCTTGGCCAAGCAAAAACATATACCTATCAGCTTCTAGTTTTGAATCGAACTTTTCTTCTTGACCGTCAATAGTCAGGATGTGTTTTTTCGCCCCGTACTTGCTTCTCTTAAACATTGCCTACCCCTTTAACATGTCAGGTGTAATAGATACCCTGCTAACTTCCCCGTAGCTGCTATGATAGGTTATAACTTTTGCACCTCTCCCGCTCATCCAGCCGCCTCTACTAGCATAAGCATCGTTTGCTGCTAGTGTTCGATGCTGCTCTACTGTCATAAGATTTGTCTCTAGCAACTTATCGTGGTGCATGTGACCCATGTGCGCGTAAGAAAACTTGGTATCGCCAAAGACAGACCTAAACTTTGATACAAAAACATCGTCAATACTCTCTGGCTTCTTCTTGTGACCATGATGCCAGAACAATGAGACCTTACCAAATACGTAGCAGTAGTAACTATCTGCTGTGTTATCGACAGTTATTCTTGGCTCGTTGTCGTAAAAAGCACTCAAGAACTCTCTAAGCCATACGCCGCTTGCTGGATCGTGATTGGCATCAGCCATGATTATGTGAAGCTCTTGATGCTTATGCAAAAGCATACTAACAACTTGCCTGATAACCCTAATAACAACTCTGACCAGCTTTTGGAACCTAGTGTCGGCATCCAGAACGTGCTTACTGGCAGGCGTTACCGCATCAAAGCCATCCCAGTGCAAAAAGTCGCCTATGTTGGCAAACACTGCTTTGTTTGTATCAGGTGACAATTTAATGGCCTGTGAGAACCATGCCAGTAGTGTTTGCTCGGCTATATCCGTGTCCCAGTCTTCACCTGCTTCTTCGCCCCATGATAACATTCCGAAATGATAGTCAGTTATTGTGTAAACGTTTATAAGGTTTTCTTGTGATGCTTCAGGTGCTTTCGTTTTTTTTGCTTTTGGTATTTCTTCTGCCAGTGCTTTTATGGCTTCTTCCATTAACTCTTGCTGTCTTTTGTGGTCTATGTTTGTTTTTGACCACTGTAAAACTTGCTTCCCTTCTTTATCGTAAAGCGTTGATGTACCTTTAAGGTGAAACCCCTCAGGCACTGTCTTAGTCATATCATGATCAGGCGACCATCCTCGTCTAGCCGCAACTGTCTGTAACCTTTCGACCACTGTTGACACTGTGCTTTTGCTTATGCCTAGTGAAATGCCTGCCAGCCTTTGACTTCCTTCTTCGTGCAGCGCGTTCACCACCTGCCTCTGTCGATCTGTTTTGCAAAAATCCAACAGCTTTATGTACTCGATTTTTTTATCCATAACCTAAACCTTAGCTAATAACCTTATGTATATTAACATTTATTTAATTTTTAAGTTTTGAATTGCATTGTTGAGTATATTTCCATCTATATTTTGAATCCGGCCTTTATACCTTCCGTTTATAAATGTCCATGCAATTTTTTGTGCCGTGTACTTTTTACCTAAAATAGTTATCTGTCGATAGCCTTTTTGATCAATATAGCCTGCTACACTACCTTTCTTTGCTCTAGGATTGAAGTTTACTTTCCATCTTATTTCGCCATTCAGTCTATTGTAATTGAATAACTGCTGGACTCTTTCTTTGCTTATCATTCGTGCTTCCCATCAAAAATTGGTTTTTGTTTTTCGTTTAGCTTCCACTCATACCACTTCCCGCACTCACTGCACTTCTTTTTGTTCAAACTAACAAACAGTGAGAATGGCGCTTTGCAACATGGACTTGTAGTCTTCATATTTTCACCAACCCTTTCTCTAGCAGTTTAATTTGCGTCCTAAACATTGCATACAGATGCTCATAATCTCTTTTATCTCTGTTTGCGTTTGGATCGTTTGCGTAACCACCATCAAGCCAAGCATGACAGTCCGAGCAAGCATAAGCACCGTGCAGGTCGCTGTATTTTCTACCCATTCCGCCACCGTTAATGTGCGCGAACACTGTTGTCTCTGGATTGCCGTTGCATATCGCTGGAAGCCTGACCGTGCAGTCTTCACCTTTTGCGCTTTTAGTGATTTTACTCATAAGTTAAATGGCCTAGCTTTTGGTGAT